CCAATTAACGAAATAGAGAAGTTATATGCAGAAAATATAGATATTATTAATCACAATAAAAATTTAGTAATAGCAACAGATATCAATAGTATTATTGTGTTGGCTATGCAACGGGCTATATCAATTAAGAATTAGTTATATAATTAAATTTCAAAGGTCAAACTATTCACTGCTATGATCTTGTTTAATTTCCTTAACTGTATCACCGGCTAGTTCTGCTAATGCGTTTTTAAGTTCTGTACGCTTGTATCCTTGATCTCGAACTGTTATTGCTATACGGCCAATTTCTTCCAATGGTAGGCCATCGATTCGATTCTTTTTAAAGTCATCTTCCAATGACCAAACATACGCATGATGTTCGATTAATTCTAAAACCAAAACATGCATAGGATTAATATTAACTGTTTTCATCTGCTCTAGATAAAAATTTAATTCTTCTTGATTAGCACCGTTAGTTTTTCTATGTTTAACTACAGCGATAGTGTAACGATCAACGATTTCAATTACTGGAAATTTCATACCGTAAAACTCTCTCCACATCCACATTCACCAGTGGCATTAGGATTAATAAATTCAAAACCTTCATTGAGTCCTTCACGACGCCAATCCATTTTCAACCCATCTACATAGACTAGATCTTTTGGTGTGGTAAAAATACTAACATCGTGACACTTATATTCAATAGCATCTGCCGTAAGCTGATCAACAAATTCAAGTACATAGCTCATGCCACTACAACCAGCAGTTTTAACACCAATTTTAATACCTAGTGTATTTGTACCACGTGCAGTAATGCTTTTCTTAATTTTCTCTGCGGCTAACTCAGTCAGACTAATCATTGAATATCCTATCTAGCACTGCTTGTTTTTGTTCGTTAGTATAATTGTACCATTCGACTACTTCGTCGGTTGTTCTACCACAGCCACGACATACGTCATTATCTAAATGACAAACACCAATACACGGGCTTTCAATATCTTCCACTATTGCTTACTCCTGTAATCGTTTATTGCAGCTTTAATTGCATCTTCTGCCAAGACACTACAATGTATTTTAACTGGCGGCAATGCAAGTTCTTCTGCTATTGCTGAATTTTTAATTGTAAATGCTTCGTCTATTGTCATACCTTTAAGCAGTTCAGTTACTAGACTAGAACTAGCAATTGCACTACCACAGCCATATGTTTTAAACTTTGCATCTATTATAATACCGTCTTCGACTTGAATTTGTAACTTCATGACGTCACCTGTCATCCGCAAGCTGGGGCACCGACGATTCCGGTCCCAACTTGCGCATTCTCCTTGTCTAAAGATCCCACATTTCTTGGATTTTCATAATGGTCAAGTACCATTTTTGAATAGCTCATACAACATTTCCTTTGTAATTAAACATTTTGTTCCTTTACTAGAATTTTCTTTAACAGGAATAAAGTGTAAATTATATATATGTCCCATAACTTTAGGTGGCTAATATACTATACTATTTATATAGTAAGGACAATGTGTTTTAGTTATTGTGCTACAGGTGCGCCACGATGTTTAGCGGCACGTTTTGCCATGTCACTAACATCATCTACTGGTGCTTGGAATGTATTTTGATCTACACCATCGGTGTTAGTTGTTGTAGCATCGCTATCGTCGTTACCTGTTAATGGAGCAAGGATAACTTGATCTTGATTGAAACTTTTAATAAGATTTTTTACTGCTGGATTGTTTTCGTTTGCATCAACTAGTGCATCATAGCTAAATGTGCGATCTGTGTTTAATACTAGATTAATAAGACTCTGTGTACTAATTTTTGCCGGAGCTGATTTATCTGCTGAACGGTGACGTAATAACTCCAGAGCAGTAACTAGGTTAAACTCTGGAGTATTGGTATCACTGGCAAATTCGCATAAACGCATTAACGCAATTCTCTACCCAATGTTTCAGTTCCGCCAACAGCAGCATCAGTAGCCGCAAATCCATCAGCTGGTTCTTCTGCATCAAAGTCGCTTTCTGGTGGTGGAGGTAATTCAGCACCCAAATCGTCGCCTGGCATAGCCATTGGTTGATCAACTGCTTCACCCGACAATACACGCACACCAGTGTCAACACCTTCACGTGCAGATTGTAAATTTTGCATTAGTTGATCTAATGTTGCACCAACTGCGTTTTTAAATGCATCAGCTTGCTCTGAACCAATTTGGTCACGGATACTGTCAAGCAATTGTGGAAGTTGTTCATTTTGCATTTTACCAACTTTCTCAATAGTATCTTGAACACTGTCAACCATATCTTTAGCAGCTAACAATACTTCTGCATTACCAACTTCACCTTCGTTTAGTTGTTGATGTTGCTCAGTAAGCCAAGTGTTTAAGCCTTCTTGCACAGTTAACAATTCCATGTAACGTGGATTTGTTTCTGCACGATGAAAATCCGCACTATGACGGATTTTGTTTAAGTTTAATGATATTGTTTCACCTAAGCGTTGTGCTTTAGCAATAGACAAATTGTCATAGTTAATAGCAAAGCCAAAACGGCTTTCTAGTACTTTGTTAATTTTTTTTGCAGATGTCTGAGACATTTCTGATAGTTTCATGGTTAATTCTTCCTAATGCAATTATTTAATATTATTTATCAAAACAATAGACTTCTTCAATTGTTTCTTTGATTCTTCAATTCTAAGCATGGTTTCAGTGTATTTATTAGAATATAATGCAATATTCCATTCGTCGTTCTTCTCTTGTGCTTGCTTATAGCGATATCTATATAGTATGGCGTCAAATTCAAGTACACCAATTAGGTTATCGTTAATTCTTACTTCTTGTGCTAATTCGTATTTGTGCTTGTGTAAGGCAATGCAGTAAAATATAGCGTCTTTTCTATTAAAAAAGTCAAATACCTGTTCATTATCTTTGGTTATTCGCCAGTTTTTGTCTGTTATTTTTGTTATTTTATACTTGCCAACGATTAGTGTATCTGCGCCAAGTTGATAGCAGAATGGCAGTGGACCTCGACTATGTTTGGCCAACTCTGCTTCTGTAAACCTACGTATCTTTTCAACGTCGATCTCAGTCAATACGTTTTTTGTAGTAGATTTTGCCGGCTTCATTTGTTCGTAACAGTACATCTTTGACTGTGAGTTGATTTGCGATTAGTTGCTCGCGTTCGTCTAATTGACTTTTAGCAATAGTATTATCGCCGGTGAACTGCTCTAAGAGTTCATGTTCTTCGTTTGTGATTGTTAATAATAGTTTGTTTGTAAGTTCAACAATTTTCATGATGTTATCCTATAAAGTATTTATTACAGGATAACATTGGGGAGTTTTATTTAAAAAGACTGTGTGAGATGAAGCCAAGGAGACCTGCTAGTATAACACCCATCATAGTGGTAAAGATACTGATGGTTTGTTTATCACCACCTGATATTTTATCAGTTAGACTGTTTTTAATATCAATCAGATGCAGCTCAAGTTTATCCATGCGCTGTTCCAAGTTGTTTAATTTAGTTTCCAAGCTACCGTACCTTACGGCGCATAGTTCGACATGTGCTTCTAAATTTTGCTTCTCGATTTCTGTAGGTTTTGCCATCGTCGCTCTCTTTTATATAGTAGCGATGCGTATTCGTTGAGCCTAGTGTATGCCTTAATATGTGCCATGATGATTAGTGTTGCATCTAACTAATATTTAGTTCTTACGTGGTATTTTTAACTGCGTGTTTTAAAATAGATGTTTTTATCTACACCGCTGGCATAGAATAATGGTAGTGGCGGCTGAGCAGTTTCGTCTAGTCCAAGTATAACAGGAGCAAGTTTAAAGTCATCTTTAAGAGTACCATACCTATCGTGATTAAGTGCATAGACATCTTCTCGCTCAACTGCAAAGTCAAACGACCAAATGTTATGTGTGCCTGTATAGTTAATACCAAACGAATACTCTGCAACATCAGCGGCTATCATAGGCAGATACGTAAATTCCATTAACTGTGCTCGCAAACTTAATAACTGATTTATTGTTTCCCAATTACGTTGTTGATTGCGTTGTTTCTGTTGTTCTGCTGACTGTGTTAGTACGTTAGTTTTGGTTATATCTATTAAGGTGTATGCTCGATATTGATATAATGCTTCCATAGCAATATTTATAGTCGTAAAAAAAGGCAGTATAAAAACTGCCCTTTTTAATTTACACATTATATTAGAATGTGTATGTTGCCACTGTGGTAGTTGCTACTGCCGCTGCTAACAATGTTTCTAACTCACCTGCTGTTTTGTTTGCACCTGAAATAGCTACACGAAAGGCACCTGCACCTGGCGTACCTAAAAGTTCAATTGAACCTACTGTTTCGATTGCAAGTACTAATTTTTCAAAATCACTGTCTGCCGCTGAATAACCAACATGAACGTTAGTTAACGATACTGTATAAAATGTTAACGGGCGTCCAGTTACTAATGTTTGTCCTACTGAGCCAATCGGTAGTGCGCCACCGTTTACTCTTGTTAATGCTGTTGCCATGATATTTCTCCTAATTTTTTCACGCTAGTTGCGTATAATAGTATTTAGCATAATTTAAGAATACAAGCCACAAAAAAACACTCCGAAGAGTGTTTTTTGTTGTTTAAGTATTAATTAAACTGCAACTGCTGCTGCTGTTAAGATAGCAAGTTTAGTTGCTGTAACTGTTGCGTTTGATAAATCAATCGAATCAACTGTACCTAGTGCTTGGATAGATGCTTGTAATGTTGTACCATTTTGTGGAGTAAACAAGTCACCTTCGATAGCGAAAGTTTGTTGTGTGTTGCTGTCGGCCAATGGTCCAATCGCTATGATTGTATGTAGAGTTTGGATTGTGTTTAGAACAGCTTGTTGTGCGCCACTTGGACCTGCTGAACCGTTAACTGCAACGATGTAGTCAACTGTGAAAAAGCTAATATTACGACCTACTTGTTCAACGTTTAATGTTGTTGATGCTGGATTTACTGCTGCTGGTGTAGCCATGTTATTT